CAATACGTTTAAAATTATCTTTAACATCCCCATAATCTTTGGCGCGTGGGCCGCAGATCAAATCCCGTGCCTCTTCGAGGATCACTTCGCGCGGATGTTTTACTATTTGTAAGCACTCACATTGTTTTGGTGTGCCGTTGTTATCGCGGACATACCCATTGCCGTGGCAGATGGAGCATTCAATCACTGACTTGGTCCTCACCAACCAGGCGTTTTAAATCTAATGCTCGAACGAAGTACTGCTTACCGTCCCTTAGCATTTCGACTTCATTAACTTTCAGAAAATCTCTGGTGCGGTTGCGCAGGCTTCGATTGTCGTTGCCCCACAAAAAATGTGTCGCTTCTGCGATCGTAACCAGCCGCCCCATCAGAGCAATCCAAACCGCGCTGCGCATGCATCATCGATGATGCAATTCAGTGACATAGCGATATAGATGCACGCAAAAAACCCTAGCAGGGTTAAAAATTCTAATGCGAAACGTAACAAAATCCCCTCCTGCGTTGTTGCAGGAAAAGAGTTACTTCACTTTTTTGTACGCTGTAAATAAAAAAATGACGTTTTCGACATTTTATGTATATTTTACACCAACTACGCGATGCATTGATTTAATTTCTGCAACATCGAGCTGCACGTCTGTTGGTGGGTTGAATTGCTCGCAAATCAACTTGGCTGCGGTGCGTCTGGCAAGTCGTTTCACTACAGCCTGCGAGCTAGACCCGTTATCAAGCTGTACAATTACATCGTCACCTGGTTTTGGTGGTAATCCAGGATGAATAAATAATGTCTCGCCAGCGTAAAACCTTGGCTCCATACTATCGCCAGTGACGATCACGGCATACGCATTAGGATTGCCAGAAATCCAATCAGGCGCTGCGATATGATCAATAGGTGCAGACACATCTGTTATGTCATGGCCAACACCGCCTTGCGCTGCGCCATATACCGGGATTGTTCGGTTAGTTGTTGGTGGCGCCGACATTGGGGCTGAGCCAAGCCGCGTACCCATGACTTCATCGAGGCTCACATTCAGCGCCTCTGCAATCTTATTAGCAATCTCAATTCGAGGTTGAGCTTCCTGGCGCGCATACCGGCGCAGATTGTGTGGTTGAACGCCACTTATTTTGGCTAACTCAGCGACGCTTAAGTTTCGTTCCGCAGCTAGTATGCGGATTTTGTTGCGGCGTTCGACCATAATTATTTATTTCCACTTCCATACCTTATGTACAGTTTTTGGCATGTTTGTACAAGGAATATACATAATCTTGTCGTTGTCTCTAACGTAAAAAAAACTTACCAAATGCGTAGGAGGAAGCGATGCTCTTGCGCGATTATCTTATTGAGCATGGTATGACGCATGAGGAATTTGCCTCTCTTATAGGCGTTACCAGGCCAGCCGTTAGCTACTGGCTTACCGGGCAAACCAGACCCAATCCAACATCAGCAGTATTGATTGCGCGAGTTACCAAAGGTGCGGTGACGGCGCAGGATCTTCAGCGCGCCTGGGAGATGAACCAGTGAGCGCTCGAAACAAGGTCCGAGGTTACGAACTAGAGCGCGAGGTCGTTCTGGCTGCGGAAGCAGTAGGCCTCGAAGCTAAACGTGTGTTTGGCAGCGGCGCTCACAAAGCGCAGCTTGGCGAAGACTTTGCCGGGGATGTGGTCCTCGAAGGCATGCGCATCGAGTGCAAGCGCCGCAAGAGCGGTTTCAAAACAATTTACGAAGCGTTCAAGCAGGATGACGCAGACGTCGTTGTGGTTCGAGCGGATCGCTCACCTCGGCTGTATGTGCTGCGCGAGAGCGTCTTCTTGAGTTTGTGTGAGAGAGTAAAAGGAGAGAGTAATGAGTTTGAGTAATGTTGTTCAAGGTGCTTCGAAGGCACCTCCGAGGATCTGTATTTATGGTCCGCCAGGAGTTGGCAAAACGACGTTTGCGGCTGGCGCCGGCAAGCATGCCATCTTTGTTCCAACGGAAGAAGGTGCTGATGTAGTCGGCGTCGATCGTTTCCCATTGTGCCAAAGTGTTGGCGCAGTGATGGCTGCGCTAGATGATCTGATCAACGAGAAGCACGATTACAAGGTGGTCGCGATCGATAGCCTCGACTGGTACGAGACTTTGGTTTGGGACCAGGCGTGCGCTGACGCCAATGTGAAGTCGATCGAAGAGATTGGTGGTGGGTATGGCAAGGGCTACATCGCAGCGCTTGCATACCATCGAGCTTTGCTTGGCAAGCTTACGCAGCTCCGGCGTGACAAAGGTATGGCGTGTGTTCTCTTGGCGCATAGCCAGGTGAAGCGCTTCGAGGATCCAACAACTGAGGCGTTCGATCGCTTTGAGATCAAACTCCATAAACGTGCAGCCGATCTCTACACCGAATTCGTAGATCTACTTGGCTTCGCGAGCGTGAAGATGACTACACGCGAAACAACCACGTCGTTTGGTCAGAAGAAGGTGAAGGCGGTCGGATCCGGTGAGCGTGTCCTGCGCTGCGCTTCACGGCCCAACTTCGTCGCCAAGACACGTTACCCAATCGCTGACGAACTACCTCTCGAATGGGGTGCGTTGGTTTCTGCAATTACAACGAAGGATAATAAAGATGGTTGAAATAAATTTTGATGTGGTGGCTGAAGAGCCAACCGGCTACGGACCTTTGCCTGCGGGTGAGTATGACGGAGAGATTGTTGCTGCCGATGTGCGGCAGACAAAAGCAGGCACCGACATGCTTTCGCTTGAGATCCAGACCGCGAAAGGCAAGGTCTGGGACAACTTAAACCTGTGGCATAGCAATCCGAAAGCAGTCGAGATTGCGAAAGAGCGTCTATCGGCGATCGGTCGAGCGTTAAACATGCCACGCATCACTGATACGGATCAGCTCCTCGCAAAGCGGGTCAAGGTGCGTGTCGGGATCCAGGAACGAAATCCAAATTACAACGAGGTTCTGGGTTACGCATCTGCATCGAGTGTAGCTCCAAGTCCTGAGCCTCAAACTACCGCGACGCAAGCCTCATCTCCTCCCTGGGCATAGTCGCGTAATTGGCGGGTGCTTCGGCATCCGCCTTTTTTCTTTTTCATTGGAGAAGACATTGGTCGAGATAAAGTTCGAAGGTCAGGATCCCGTTTTAGAAATGGCTGAGCGCGAGATGGAGCGCCGCGAGGCCATAAAGCCTGCGCGCCTTTATCTTGGCATGAGCGGTGGCGGCTACTGCCCACGGCGCCAGTGGTATCAGTGGACCTGGGCCGGCGGGAAGGTGATCCCGGCACGCGGTCTGTCAGCCATCGATGATGGTAACCGAGGTGAAGATGTAGTGGCCGCGCGGATCCAACAGGTGGCAGGTGTGACGCTGCTTACACGGGATCCAGAGACTGGACGGCAGTTCGAAGTGACGGATGCCGGCGGTCATGTGCGGGGTCACATGGACGGGGTCATTCTCGATCATCCTGCGGCGCCCAAAACACCGCACGTTTGGGAATGCAAAGTCGTAAACATTAAAAAGTTTAACGACTTCAAAAAGATTAAAGAGCGCGATGGCGAGAAGGCCACCTTAAAACAGTGGGATTTTGTCTACTGGGTCCAGGCGCAGCTTTACATGCTGTACGGCGGCTACAAGCGCCACTGGATTGTTGTTGCGAGCGCTGGATGTCGCGATTGGGACGCAGCTCGAACTGAGTTAGTGCGCGATGAAGCGGAATACTTCGCTGAGCGTATGCGAACGATGGTTGAGAACGTCAACGAGCTGCCAGAGCGGGTTAGCGAAAGCCCTAAGGCAATGGAGTGCCGTTGGTGTGACTTCAAAGATCTTTGCCATGAGGGGGCGCCGGCGCTGAACAATTGCCGAACCTGCGAATTCAGTCGCGCAGTCGATGGACCTCAATGGCACTGCGGAAAGCACGACAAGTTTCTTAGCGGCGACGAACAGGTCGCTGGCTGTACTCACTTTCATTTGAGGAGAGCGTTGAAATGAAAGTACGCGATTGCACTCATTGTGACGGCACTGGAGTGGTCGAAGTCCAGTATTACGTTGGTGGATACCAGCAAGATCGATGGATGGAAATCAGAACAAGCACCGAGGATTGTGCAGACTGCCACGGCTGGGGACAGGTCGTTGATGATGAAGATGAAGAGGAATGATGCATGGCCTCTGCGCAGTCTGCTTGAAGCCCGATCGAGGGTTCGGGTGGAAGCCGAAAGACGGCAAGGCGCAGCGTTGGTTCTGTTCAATGAAACATTTAAATCTGTGGGTGGAGAGAAAGATGGATTGGTCAAAGAGCGAAGAGAGCATGCTTCTCGATGCCGGGAAACATGGCGGAGAATATCTTCAGAGCATAGGCGAAACAGATCTCGCAAGATTGAGCAAAGTCGAATGGCTGATGTTCTTGAAATGTGTGATTGGCCGGATGGCTATCCTTCGCGCAGCCGCCACTAACGAATTGAATGACGACATCCCATTCTAATGGTCGCTCTACCAGAAATAATAATAAAGCCGGTGGCGACCGGGTTGGATGCCGTTCGAGATTTCACGGACGCGGCATCGAACTTTGGTTTGCAGATATCCGGCATGGCAATCTGCGACGGGGAGATCCATCGTGTTCCTGATGCGGACGCGCGTGGTCGTCGCAATATGTCTGGGTGGTACGTTCTGTCGGATCTCGATGGCCTGCTTTATGGCTCATTTGGATCCTGGAAGGCAGGACGGGGTCAGCAACAGTGGTGCAATCGAGACAGTGGGTCTTTGACGATTGTTGAGAGGCACGCGATCCAGGTTGCAAGAGAAGCACAACAGCAAGCGATCGAAGAGCGGCGCCGTGAGGCCGCTGCCCAGGCATCAGATGATGTAGCGGCAGCGGAAATGGCCGTCGATGCGCATCCATACTTATTAAGTAAGGGTGTTCGATCGCACGGTTTGTTGATGCAAGGCAAGGCGCTCCTGGTTCCAATGATGGATGCCAGTGGTCAGGTGATTTCACATCAAACGATTGGCGAAGATGGATCCAAACGGTTTCTGGCCGGCGGCAAGAAGCGCGGTGCCTTCTTTATGATTGGTCAGCCCAAGAACGTCATTTATGTGGCAGAGGGTTATGCGACTGCGGCGTCGGTGTTCGAGGCGACCGGCCAATGTTCTGTGGTCGCGTTCGATGCCGGCAACCTGGTGCCAGTCGTGGAAGGACTTCGAGGTGCGTGGCCGGCATGTGAGATAGTGGTCGCGGCGGACAATGACGAGAGCGGGGCTGGCCTTGACGGTGCCAGGAAGGCGAAGCCTGACTACATCGTCATGCCTGATCGGGTT